TGTTAGATTAGTCTTATTAACTTCTTTCTCTCTTTCTAATCCCATCCTTTGTTGATACTCTTCCTGCTTTCTTATTTGTACTAAAGCATCTTGATAATCTGATTGTTGATTTTCATTTATATCTACAACAGATCCATATCCAGCAGCTCTTATTTCTGTTTCTATAATACGAGCTTGTCTATCTTTTTCATTTTCAGCTGCTTCAAATTCCATCTTCATGCGTTGTTCATCAGCACGAGCTTGAAGTTGTTGCTCTTGCATTTGCTGTTCTTGTTGCATTTGCTGTTGACGTTGAGCATTTTGTTTTTCTTCAGCTGACTTCATTACATGTGAAAGTTCTGCTAGAGAATCTGCTTTAATGATATTACCAAGATCATATATAGAAGCACCTGCTGTATTGTTTGTAAGAGCAAGTTGTTTAAGTTGTTCTAATACAAATCTATGATTACTCTTTGTTGTACAGAATATATTAAGATCTCTTAAAAGAAGATCGGTACCATTAATTTGGAAGTTAACTTTCTCTTCTGTAGAAGTCATATACTGAAGACGAAGAGAAGGTTTCTTAGATTGATAATACTGAGCAAGATCTGTACGCATTTGATGTACACGTGGCATCAAGAAATCAGAATGCTGTGTAAAATACTGATCTGTTTGAGCATAAGATGTATTAACAGCTTGTTGTATACCTGTAGCACTTTCTTGTGCTGTAGGTGTACCCATTCTTTGTGCAGTGATACCTATTGATTCAAATGCTTGTGTTTTAAAATAATTAGACAACTGTATCCTAGAAAGCAAACGCTGAGTTTGTTCTAGATTCAACACTTGATAATGCTGGAAGTTTAATGCATTTTCTGTATTTGTAATAGACGTATCTAACGGAAGCATCTGAAAGTTCTTCATAGCAACGTAAGCTTTTGCCAGATTATTTCTACCCCAGTCTTCTCCCAAAGAGTGACGGGGCAGAGCGTTCTGGTCTAAAAGTATTACGGTGCCTAGTTCATCAACTAGTATATCTGCTATCTGATTATTTACAATGTTATATCCAATCTGATATGGTTTCATTAAGTCTACAAGACTCACTGATCTTGTATTACGATCTGAAAATACAGACCCTTCTACAGGAAGCTTACAACCATAAAGAGTGTTGTCACCTTTGAATTGGAATGGTAGACGTTTAATGTTTAAATATATTGGTGAGAATCCTGAAGGATTATTCATACCCCAGAATGTTGGACGGTTTGGACCTATCTTAACTCCACCCCAAGTTTCATTAATCCAAATCCAATCCATATGTTCACCAAAAATTAAATTCTCTTTTGTTTTGTTTGAACTTATTCTTGTATTATATAAAGGTTTCTCTAATATTTTAAAAGTTTCATCTACAATATCTTGAATAATTTCACCATTCTCTGTAATTTTTGTAAGATGCCCCACTTTACGTTGAGACTTCCAATAAATTGTAGCAACTCTTAACATATGCGTTGGACCATAGTCTAAAAAGTCTTCACCTTCTGCCATAATCCACTGAACTATATCACCATTAAAAGGCATGTTTTCATATGTAGAAAGATATTGACGCATTGCTAATGAAGGTCCTTCTACGTTCCATGCATGAGATCTAGTAGCATCATAAAAAGAACCATCATTCTGTAAACCATGTAATGGTAATGCTGCTGATCTAACAGGATAGATTGCTTCAAGAGCTTCTAATTGTTCTTGTGTCATACCCCAACCATATTTGTCTATGACATCAGCTACAGTAACAATATCAAATTTACCACACCAATTACCTTGAGATACATAACGAGCGTCTGGACTTTTATGATAGAATGTAAGAAGAGGATTCCAAAGTTCTATTTCATAATCATCTTCATTAAGTTTAAAATGCCAGAACTCTCTATCAGTGATTAGCATATCGCGAAATGCCATATTCTCAAGCTCATACATTCTGAATCTTTCCTCATCCACTTTAGTTTGGTGAGTAGCCCATTCTTCAACCATTGACCTATAATCTTTTTTAAAGAACGATTCAATTTCAGGTAATGTTTTTAGATTTTCTGGGTTAAGAGCTTGTTGAGATTCTTCTGATTCTGGATCAGCTCCCATCTCAATCATCTTAGCCATCATTTTATGCTGAGCATCTGATATAAGAACATCCTCAATCATATTTCTTTTTTGGTCTAACATTTCATTATATGAAATATCATCCACTGCTCTAAACATTATTTTAGAACTTCTTTTAGCAAATTCCCCAGTCATCATATTAATGACATTAGGAATAATAGGATAGTATTTAAGTTCTAAAGCTGATTGATCTTCTTTAGTGAGAGTATCTATAATATCAGCATACTCATTATCTTCTTCAATAATATAGTCACTTCTATCAATTATACCCTTAGCAAGTTTATAATTTTTGAGTAGACGTCTTGAGTTACGTCTCACTTGTTTGATACCTTGCCATTCTAACCAGTCCATATTGTGCGCTCTCCATTGCTCATCCTTTTCAGAATTTGGTAAAAACTGAATAGGTTGGGTGAGTGTACCCATCTTATTATACTCAGCTTTTTTTCCTGACTTTAAATCTAAAGCGTTTAATATTTGCATGATTATGAACTGATTGTGTAAATAATTTCCACATTACTACCATATGTAGCTATCTGGTTTCCCTCAAAAGATATAGCACCTGTAGTGGTTATCATCTGAAATTTTTAAATGGTGATCTTGGTTTAGACATAGCTGATCTGGATGACCCAGAACCACCAACATGTCTAAAAGGACTCAATTTTAATTTATAACTTTTTTCTGACTTTTCCAAGTTTTTGTTTATAGACTCAGTTCGTTTTTGCAATCCCCTATTGGATTGTTGCACCTTAGCAAATGCTATAAGTGCACAGAAAGCTACCAAACGGTCAACGTTTAAACCTTCATGGTATGCCCCCATTTCTTTTAAAAGCATTGGATCTGGAATACGCTCCACCCCATAAGTGGTTTTATAAATCTCTCCATTATCTCCAATCTCTTGGTCTATTTCCTCTGTAAGGTATTGAATACCATAGGATAATAAATGTTGTTTAAACAACGTTCCTGTATTTTTCCACCCATATGTTTGGTACACTGTAGCATTTGAACCTAAATCTTTTAGGAATAAAATCTGGTCTTTTGGTACTAGGTAACGCTGTTTCTTTCTAGAAATCATATACTGGATGAATAAGGATATGTTATTCTCCACTATAGTCCAAGCATTATACCACTCAATCATCAACTCTAATCTTTCATGAGTTTTATTAATATCATCATATCTACCACACCAAGAAGCTACTATCTTATCATGTTCTATATAAGTTTTTGGTCTATTAGATCCATCATCATAAGTAACTTCCACTGGATTTTTATAGATAAAAATAGAACAAAGAGAATCAGAAGTTGTACTCTTACCTTCAGATACAGGGTCAATAGATGCGTAATACATTGAGAATGAAGGATTTGCAACTGGACGTTCCCAAACTACCACCACTCCTTCTTTATTTTCCATATTCTTAGAAACTGGAAATTCACTAATAGGTAGTTTTTTAGAATCCTGTGCTACTATCTTTCCGGTGTCATCTCTATGTAAATCAAGGAATTCATAAGCATAAGTTTTATCATCAACCCTTTGAGCTTGTTTAGAAACTAAGTGTAATGGGAATATCGATTCCTTTCTAAAAGCAAATGCTTCTTCTATATTAGTTGGTTTCTGAGAGATACGAAGTTGGTATTGTTCTGGTGCAAGATCTCGTTTCCATTTAAGTCTTTCGTGTATTATAGCTTCTAATGCTTCTTTAACAAGTGAATTACCATATTGATCTATGTATGGTGGCATACTCCACTGCTCTGGTATAAATAATCCTGTAATTCCAATCGTACCCTTTGAATCTAAAAGTGATGTTTCCACGTGGAACATATCATTAGCTTCTGGTCTAAGAATAAAATCTTTTAATGGTTCACATTGATCAAGGTCACCCACAGATCCTGCTGCTATAAACGTACCTGTTGTAATCATACCCGATTGTAAAGCAGGACGCATATACTCATAGGTTTCATTCATTTTAGGAGCAATACCAGCTTCTTCATGAAAGAAATAAGTACAAGGTCCACCCACACCAGCTGTTGCATCCTTTTCAAACGATGTTCCTTGTAAGACCGAAAATAACCCTCTATAAGTATCCCTACCATTTAGTCTTACCTTGATCCTTTGCTGCCAAGCAAGCACCTTATCTGGGTCATTAGGACGATACCACGCAGTATGTTCATTAAGAAAGTTCTTATATTCATTAAGCATTCTCCATGTACCCTTCTCTGATATGTAATCTTTAAGACTAGCTCCCATCTTAAGAATAGCACCTTCATCAAACCAATATGCATTAATCAATTTTGCTGCATGGAAATAAGAAGATGCTATCTGACGTTTCTTTAATATAGGACAATGTTTAAAATGAAGTTCTGCTAAACATTCATAAAGAGCCATATGATACTGAGCATCTCTCACTTTAGCAAAATCAAACCTTGCTTCTTCCTTATCGTATATTGGAAGAAAGTTCAACCACATATAATAGTCTCTGGTTAAATACCAAGTCTTACCATTATTTTTATATATGACACCTGTTTTACATTTACTCTTTTGATCATCCCAATATCTGATATAATCTTTTGTTCTTATAGGTGCTGCGCAATAATATCCATTCTTTTGGAAATACCTACCTTGTTCATTAAATAAAAAAGATGTTTCATCAAAATCATATCCTACATCTGGTCCTTGATCTTTAAATACAGAACGCACATAATCTTTCCAATCATCTCTTGTTTCAAAATCAAGAACTGACCATTTACCGTTTTCCCATACAGGAACTGAAATATAATTATTTTCCATCTACAAACTTTTCTATCAGCTTTATATTTCCTTTTGTTTTGTTAATGATTTCCGAAAGCGTGTTAATAGATTTGCTACGTATGACACCATCAACATTAGGGTTGTTCCAATACTGATTATAAACATCCCTAGGAATAGCAGACCAAACACCATCGAAAGCATTAAAATGAAAGACCCAATTATAAAGATAGTTTTCAATTTCATTTTCTGTTGCTTTGTATGATCCAAATCCTTCATTGTGTTCTGGTAATTCATTTTTTTTCATAGTTATTTTTTAGCTGTAAAGGAAGGATTCGAACCTTCAATTGTCACAAATTTGTTTAAGAGTTGTGACAAACTACCGAGACAAGGTAGCGTGTCTGCCAGTTCCACCACCTTACATTATTAAGGTGAGTACAAGATTCGAACTTGTGTGGACGGTTTTGCAGACCGTAGTATAACCACTCTACCAACTCACCTTATTGGTCGTATGCTAAGTTCTGTCCACCACGCACACTTGATTGTTGTTCTTCAATTAAATCTTTATACACTCCTTTATAAGATTGTCTTATTGCATCAAAGTCTTTTGCTATTCTACCTATCTGTGCAATATTACCATCCCGTCCATCTGTAATTTGTGTAGCACTCATATACCTAGCAATGTTATCCAAAGCTTTTTTAATACCATTGTAAGCTCTTGATGTTTCTGTTTGATACATTCTTTCACACATAGATAATCCCTTTACAATAAGATCATCGTCTGTAGAAAACTCTGCTCCTATTTCTTCTAGAATAACTTCTTCTTTTTCTGATTCTACAAAATGAAAGAATGGGTTTAAATCTGGATTAGGACAGGTCATATAAAAAAGATATGTATACACTTGCAGATATTCTTTTGGATATGCATCCATTATATCTTTTAAGAACTTTAATGTATAGCAATGCTCTGATGCTACCACTTTACCACTTGCTATATCAAATAGTTTTATCATGCTCTTGTTTTAATTCCTCTGAATCCTACAGCACTTGCTGATTGCGTATAGATTTTCCTAAACCATTTTTCTCTGTTTATTAAATCTATATGCACTTTGTCCGTACTATTTAATGCTTTTTTTTCTTCAGTTAAATAACATTCAAAAAGAAGTTGTCCTTCTGGAAGCTTACCTTCCAAGTTCATTTCTATCAATTCATCTAGTAAATGAATTATTTCTTGTTTGTCTTCCATTTTATTAGTTCGCTTATTTCTGTTTTTAAATACGGTAGGTCGTATTGTACAATATCCTGTACAATAGGATCTCCGTTAGTATCTCTAGCTGCTATTGGATTACCCCATTTATCTTTATCCACTTCTTCAAATATAATATGATGGATTATAAGTTGTCCAGCTTTTAACTTTGGATTGTGTTTTAGAATTATAAACATATACAAACTAAGTTGTAACGCATAGTGATTTAAATTACAATCATCTAAGTGTGAAACCGGTGCCTCCATCTTTTGGGATATACCTTCCCAGTTAACATAAGAAGAAGTCTTTATCTCTTTATTTGTTTTATAGTCTGTAATATTAACCTTACCATTTATCACTTCTACAAGATCTGACTGACCACATATACCTGCTGATTTTAAATACATCATATGCTCAGGATAGATGCCATCACAAAGTTTTTGTTCTGGTGCGTATTTAACACCTTCCGTTTCTTTTGGTCTAAATATTGGAACAGTTATTCCTTCCCTTTCTATTGTATCAAAACTACATATGTCAGCTTCTCTTTGATTATGATACCATGTACCTAAATCTGTAGCACGTTTAGATTCAGACTTCCATGCATTTTTAATTTCTTCTGGAGTCATTCTATACCATTTGGAACGTTTGTTCTTAGAAGACTTTATAGATATTGCATCAGCGTCAAAGTGTTGTTTAAAATCTCCTATAAAACTAGTGACACTTTTCCATTCTATATTGTCACCATCATTGGAAACATATTCATGTTTTTCTGGTTTAAATATTAGTGCCATTATTGTATTCCTAGTTTTTGTTTTAATAAATCTTCCTCATGCTCTTCCATCACTTTCTTCCATAATCCCATAGGACAATCAGATGATAGAGATCTTGTTTTAAATGTAAGACTACATCCACATCCTCCCATTGTTTGATTACAACAAGGAGTTGTTCCTTCCACCATACAACCATCATTACTAGTGGTGTATAGTTTGCATATTCTACATATGCTCATTCGGTGTTTAGCTATTTCCTCAACATCCTCTTTTTTAAAAATACTATTTGTGATACCTTCTATAATTTGTCCTTTACTTTTCCATATTGCTATTATATTCTTTTTCAGGCTCATTGTTATATCTTTTATTTATTACAGACCTTCTTCTGATTCTTTCTAGGTCTAGCTTGTTTTTTATTAAAGACATCTTCTCATAATTATTTTTAATATCTCTTCTCATTCCATATTCTCCAATATCTGTAGTGGAAAGTTTAGATAAATAATTTAAAGAGATTTCCATATTCTTATCTAGAGCATTTTCTTTTATATAGAAATTACCTAGATTGTGTACATGGATTGTTGGTTCTTCTAATGCAGAAAGTCTAGAACGTAATGTCTTGTAATAATAAGATGTCACTGCAGACACTTCTTCTACAGAACATTCCATTTCCATTGCAAAGGAAGGAAGCAAGTCTCTAACTTTACTCGGATGCAATTCCTAAAATTTTATAGTCAAGAAGGACATTACCTAAAGTTTGGATTTTAAGAATTGGATTAATCCATATCTTCTTTTTATTCTTTCCTTCCTTTAGGATTAGCCCATTCTTTTCAGATTTAATAATAGAATTACGTACAGATTGTGGACTTTTAAAAACCTTTGCTTCATACACCTTATTACAAAAACTATTAAGCTCTTGTTCTTGATCAATAGCTAGCATAGTGAGACATGTTATGTCTGCTGCGCTAAGGGTTATATTGGAGAGAAAACAATGTGTAAGCAATTGGTATTGAACCACCTGCTCTATTGGTAATTTTACACGTTTCTCCACTTGGTTTACTATAGCCATGGGAGATTAGTCTTTTTTTAGTTTTCTTTTAGAAGGAGCTTCTTCTAAGTCTTCTTCATCTGAAGGAGCTGGGGGATTCCTAGGTTCTGTCGTAGCTTGAGCAATAAACATCAAAGCTTGCAGCTCTTCAGCTCTACCTTTAGCTAGTAGTGTATTAAGATCTTGAAGTTTCACTCTATATTCTGTCACTTCAATTTGCTCTACCATGTGAGCAATAAATTCATCTTTGCTGGGTTGTTTTGTTTCTTCTGACATAATGGTTGGTTTTTAAATTTTTTTAAATTACTAAATCGGATCTATCATTATCATCGTCATCATCCTCTTCCATATAGGATGTCCATATTTTTTGGAATGTATAGAAAGGAGTGTCGATTACAAAGGTTTCAGCATTCTCCATAAATACGGTGGTGCAATTAAATGTAGCCTCATCCTCTTCGTCTGTCGTTTGCTTCATAGCAATGACAGTATCTAATAGGAAGGAGAACGGTAACCATTTACCCTGGTCGTCTAATCCAAGGAGGTCCACTTCTGTAGTGGAGAGGGAATGACAGTGTACATTACAGGTGTGTATCATTACTAATAGAGTTTAAGGGTTTTCTATGTGACATGTTATAATTAGTGTAAGTCATGAACTTAGACCGGTTGGTCTCTTTGATCATCTGTTCAGCCAACGCACGCTCCACCATCCCATCCCTAGCATCTATTACAGGAATGTTTATAACCTTACCATCATCCTTTGTAATACGGATGTAGTGACTAAGCGATTCTTCGTTTTGAATTATTTCTCTCTTGGACATAATAAAGGGGATTACATTAATAATATACTTAAAATGTTTAAACTATACAAATTTACTTTTAAGTTATCAGTTAATGTAAAAAAGATATCCACAAGAAGTGTAGAAAATAAAAATCCCCTTGCAAACGGGGAATACGTAAGCTGGTGGTGATAATAGCAATTACATTAGCTATCCCTAGTTAGTTGGTCCATTTTACATTAAGCTGTACGTCAGCATTTCTGCTTTACACCTACGCGACACTAAACTCCCTGTTAACTCAGGACACTATGTTATCCCATGTGTTATGCTCGCCCTTAATGTTATAAGACTACCAGTTGCGCACCTGTAGGGGACACCCAGTTTCACATCTGTTAGTGCTACTCCTAGAACCCTACGTCTGACCCACCAAGATTTTATATTATGAACTAAACTCCCAGCGGGTGATCCCTGGTGACAGGGGGTGCTACACTCCAAATATACAAAATAAAAAAATATCCTCCAAAAGTTTCCATATATAGAAACCCCCCATCCCCCCAGGGGGGTCCTATAATAACCCCCCTGGTAATTATAAGTGTTGTGTACACCGCAGAGGTGAGACTCCTAAGCAACGACTCCCCCTCCTGTCTGTAGCGGAATAAAACCCCCGCTATAATAATATGTTGTACGTAATACGAAAATTCGAAAATGGTGGTATCCTTTGCAGTGACAAGAAACCATCAATGGTAACAAGTGGCTTGTTTAAGGGTATCAGCAAGCTTGACGGTAAACGATTTCAGATCCCTTCGTTGTCGCGCATGGTGTCTCAACAGTTGAACGATGCTGAGTTGACAGAGTATGCTATTCAGTATATAGACGCACTTAATGTGGGTGATAACATTCCATGGGCTAACAGTGGTGATGAGAACGTAACCTTGACTATTGACGGTGACCGTGTAACGCTAACGCGCAAGTGGGCGACTGTCGACATTAACAAAGCGTTTGCTAGCGTAGAAGCTTTCGTAGAAGAAGCTGCTGAAGTGGACGAAGCGTAATAAACGGGGGTTACACCCCGTTTATGTCCCCATCCACGTTAACAGACACCTGCATTTGCATTTAAATAGTGCATCTGTAGGTGTCTAATGGGTGGACTGGACCACATAAAAACATTGTTAACCCGGTTAGAACTGTGTCTAAAGCACCTATGGTGTCACGCAGTAGATAGCTACAAATCATATATGATGAAAAGATGGTTCTTGTTATTCAGTGGGTGCTTTATGTATAGTCTCACTACGATAGTGGTGGTGTTAATGACATATGCTCTAGAGACATTTGATAGAGATCAGAAGATCCTACTGTCTGTTATGACTATTGCTGGTTACTTAGTAGGATCTATTTATCTTCTACTCTATATAGATAAGATAGGAGAGGATAAACAGCGTCACCCGAAAAAGTATTTCTAAACCTAAACCCAAAACAAATTAAGAAGGAACTTTTCTCTTCTATAGATTACAACTGAGTGCAGAGGGAAATTATTTATTCACACACACTTAAAAAACAAACAAAAATGAAAATTTCAACTATTGACATTAACGCGAAAGAGTGGTTTGACAAGATTAACGGGAATAGCTATTTTTCAGTCGTTATTGGATTAAATTATGGTATGGATGATTACAAAAGTATCGAAATACCCATTACGTATGGTGGCGGGGAATATTCAAAACAATACAGTTTTGAAAAGCTGTATGAATTAGGCTATTTACCAAGCCCTAAATACTGGGAAATAGACAAAGGAATAATAGTTCGATATAATAAGCAAGAAAATTGCAAAAAAAGAGAATTAATAAAATAACCCCAAAAAAACCAATTAAAATGAGAAAAGAACTCTCATCTAACACCACACCGACAAGCAGATTGTCTAGAGTGTTAGAATTCGGTATCCAACAGATCCGAAACGCTCAGTCAGGTAAGTTTATCAATGATGCAGTGGGTATTACCTACTACCTGCTTACAGATGGTAAACTGGTTACATTCCGTCAATGGTACCAAATGAACAGACCAAACTATGTTGTATCTGGTACTAAAAAGGGATGTATGGCACATGCTCAAACGAATTAATAGGTGGTGAAACCTTGGAGATAGCATCAAAGGGGTTTACACTTATGTTGTTTAACCTTTAAAATTGTAAACTTGAAAAAGTTAATTGTCTTACTAATCATTGCAATAGCATTTAGTTCCTGCTACACATCCGGTTATGGATGTAAAGGTAACTCACGCATAATGACGCGTGTACGCTAATATACTGGTGTATTTATAGGGGTTCGATTCCCCTTTTAGCACAAAGAGAAATTCGCCATGTCATGGTGACCCTTCTAGACATCTCCGATTCAGTTAGCGACTATAGTATCACTAGTAAAAGTAATATATTTATTACCTTGAACGGATTTGAATGCGGCTCCGTAATCAAACAGCTCTGTCTATATTAACAAACAAAGGCTGAGAGGTAATGTAATTATCTCTCAGTCATTTTTATTCTGTCACTTATTACTAATTATAAATCAAAAACCAAGAAGATGAGTAACACTTCAAACCCAATGTCAGGATTTCAGGTTATGATACCTGAACAAGCAATTCAAGAGCGTGTCGATAAGCTTGTAATGTACAAGTTAAGACACGAGAAAGTTCACGGTATTCTCACTGAAGTTGTCAGTGCAGAACGTGAAGAACTCAGTAAGCAAATCAAGAAAGAAATCTTAAATGATTTTAAGCTTGCTTTTGAGAAAAAGAAAGATAAGATTATTGAATCTTTTCTTGAATCTAAAAGGACACAGATTGTCCTCGGTGACTTTACAGTTACCATCGAAGACCCTAGCGCACACAAAGAACTACCTACGTTAATCTCTTTTATGCAGCTATTCAAGCAAGCTATGATTGTAGGACCAACCGGTTCTGGTAAATCAACCCTTGCTAAACAAGCTGCTGAAGCTATGCAGTTGCGCTATGGTTCTTTCTCCTGTAATATGGAGGCGAGTAAATCAGAACTCGTAGGGTTTGCTAATCTAACAGGTTATATCACTTCACAATTTCTAGACTTCTATGAAAATGGTGGTGTATTCTTGATAGATGAGTATGATGCTATGAGTCCGTCTATTGCTGTTGTGTTAAATGCAGCATTTGACAGAACGGGACAAATCTCTGTACCTAATCGTATGGAGAACCCGATTGCTAAAAAACATGATAACTTCTATTGTATCCTCGCAGGTAATACCTGGGGGTCTGGTTCAGTAGAATATCAGGGTAGAGAAATGCAAGACATGGCATTTCTAGACCGGTTTAAACTTTGTCGTATATTCATTGATTATGATATGAATATAGAAAAGAGTATAGCTGGTGACAACTATCCATGGTTTCTTGACATCCGTAAGTTTATGGATGGACATGTTGACTCTGAGAAGTTTTCGACCCGTAGTATCTATGATGCAAGTGTGTTGTTGTTTAATAATTTTACTAAACAACAAATACTTGACATGACTACTAGACACTGGGATGAAGAACTTCGTCAGAAGCTTGTTTCAAAAGTGGGTGTTTGATTTGTAAATAAAAGGGGAGAGGCATTAAAATCTCTCTCCTTATTTTTTAACCATTAATCATTTTGCAAAATGAAAACATTTATAAAAGACAAAACGTACCATGTAGTGTACGAATCGGTTGGGGATTTCTTTAGAAACACTGATCCAACAAATCCACCTGCGTCTACCATGAATCCAAATAATAAAAGTGAGTATAATCAAATACTTAAATCTAAAACGGATAGCTGGAGATACAGTGATGAAAAAAGCAGAAAAGGTTATTATGATACAAGGTTTGATCCAACTAAAGGTAAAAATATGTGTGCTGCTGAAGTTAAGAAAACTATGGCTGATAAGTCATATAAAGATCTTATCAAGCAAGCACGTACATATCGCAAGAGAATAAACTATGAAGATCATGGTTTCCGTTTGAATGTTCCTAAAGCAATAAGTGGTGAGGATAGATATTTTGGTACCTATAAAAATACCAAGAAACCCACTGTAAAGATTGCTATTAACATATGCGGTTCTTCATGTGTAGACTCTGAACAGTTTAGAAAGATAGCAGCTACTGCTATTCCTACCATTTATGCTGTAGAACAAGCAGGTATTGCTACAGAAGTGTGGTTCACCGCATTTGCTCAAGGTACACATGATAAAGATGCAACATACACTGCAACTGAAGTGTTATTAAAGTCTGCTGAGCAAAGATTTAACTGGACCACATTTGCACCTGTGTTTACACTAGGATCTTATAGAGAATCCATATTTTTGTCTTGGATATATTCTGAGTATCAAACAAACTCTGGTCTTGGTAGACCAATGACTGATACAGATATAGCAAAGAATGATAACTTTGGATACACATCTATAATCGGTCTTAATGGTGTAGGTGCTATCACTACAGTAAACAATATTTTTAAATCACTTTATAAAACCAAATCATAATGGGAAACTTTTATTTATTGGATGATAATAACAATCCATATGAAGTAACTCTTGAAGAGTATATAGCACATGATCCGCTGTATAGCAAAAGAGAAAGATACACTATAGGCAGGGACACGTTTGATAACGATGTCCTTGTCTCTACGGTATTTTTAGGACTAGATCATAACTATGCTGGTATGTCAGATGAACCACTATTGTTTGAAACAATGATACTTGGTGGTGACTACAATGACTATTGCGTAAGATCTACATCTTGGGACAAAGCATTACAAATTCACAAAGACACAGTTCAATTAATAAACCCAAAAACCAACGACAATGGTAAAATTTAATCACGAAGAAGAAACCTTCGAGAAAAGCTTAGGAATTACAACAGACAGAGCAGATTTTCTTACTGCTTCAGTATTTTACGAAATGATCAACCATGCTTATCTTATTGATAAGTTGTTTAATGACAGTGATGATGCGCCACGTAACATGGTTACAAAAACAGGTATTCTAGAAAAAGCATTTGATGAAACTGTAAACGAAGCAGAAAGAATATTTACTACTTGGGAGTATTCTAAAATAGATCATTTGAGTGATGAAAAGAATTCTGTATTTGCTGGTATGACAATGCTGTTTCAATTTTGCAACAGTGATAAAGATGAATTCATCAGTAAGTACCGTAACTTCAAAGCTGAAGCAATGAGAAGCTATAAGAAAAGAAATGATAATTAACTAACCAAATCCCCTGGAATTATATTCTGGGGGATTTAATTTATATTTATGGAACAAAAATATGTAATTATAAACGGTTTAGTATTTTTTCATGGTGAAAAAGTTAAATTTAAACCTATAACGAATAACAATGGTGAAGAGGGTGAAGAATATGATTTAGATGAAGAAGTCATAGGTAAGATATCAATACAAGATGAAGATCTTAAAGACTTAAGAACATGGCATTTCCATGTTTGTCAAGATGAATATAATGGTGCTCAACCTAATGATCTACATCTTTTTGAATATAAATATAGCTGGCACATTAATGTAGATAATGATGGTAATGTTAGTAGCATTGATACTAGATACATTAAAAAACTTGAGGTAGAAGAAGAAACATTATGTCGTCCCTGTAAAGATGTTAATAATTTCTTTATCTTTGAAGATGATATCATTGATGATGATGTCATGCCTGATGACTGGTTTTGTGAAGAAGACTTAAAACATATATAAATCCAATACTAATGAAATTCTTCAAAGACTCAAAGAACATTTACATTCTTCCTACAATGCTTATCAACCGTGACCATTATTATGAATGGGATTTAATCTATATGGATATAGAATTTCGGTGGTTAAACTTTGGAATTAGAATACCTATTAAAAAAGAAGACATATGATGTATAAGGTTATCAAGCATAAGAAGTCAGGTCAGTATATTCATTTTACAGTATCACCGACAAATATTAACTTGTCAAACATGCCAATGCTTTTTCCTTTAAATACACAATTAGACAATCTTAAAATGTTATTTCTAGATCATGAAATAACTTGGGATTGGAATAATATGATAATAAATGATGTAGAATTAACAGACATCTCTTAAAAATTACTAACTTATGGCTACAATAGATATTCCTGATAAAATATGTTCTCATTGTGGTGGTATTAGATGGGTTACATTTAATAAAACAAAAACATTATCTTCAGGAGAAAAAAAAACATATTTAAGTTATAGATGTGCTAAAAAGAATATAGAAAGTGGAGATAAATGGAGAAAAAACCATCTCGAAAAATATAAAAAAACAGCAAGAGAATATGTAAAATCAAGAAGAAAAATAGATTTTGAGTTTGCTGAGAAAGAAAGAGAGAAAATAAGAATATATGGTAAAGTGCACAGACAAGAAAGACAACTTTACAGAAAAAAATGGGCAAAAGCTAATTTGGAAAAAGATAGATCGTATTATAGAAAATCTAACAAAATACAATGTATTAATCTTTCGGATTATTACGTCTGTAGAATAATAATAGGTAGAAATAAGCTTTTTAAACAGGATATCCCACAAGAAATGGTAGAAATTAAACGTAAACAATTATTATTAACTAGACAAATCAAAAATTATGTCAAAAACAATTAAAACAAAAGGTGTAACAGATGTTATAAATGTAACTAAAGATATGGGTGATCATTTTAATAATCTCTATCAACAAAATAAAGATTTGAAAGTAGCTGATTTAGCACTTTCTGGTTATAAAACAGCTGTAAATGCTGCTAAAGCTCAAATTATATATAAAAAGCTCACGGGTAGTCCAGAATCTATTGAATTCTTTGAAAATTAATCATTTGTTAGAATAATGTGGTGTATATTACACTTTTATGTACGTATTTGTGTATTATATACCACATTATATGGGGGTAACAGGTATCGACAGTTTAGCGAGAGGTAGGTAAACATGCAGTGGGAAGGTTCTCAAACCACTTTAATCACGGAGCTAAAAAATAAACGCTAAGACTTCTCTTCAGCGTGTAGAAGAAGGTGATGCAATTCTTGCGTCTATCTTCGGTGAAGTAGCAATAGCTGCCTAACATACGGGGTGGTAACAACCTGGCAACAGAAAGTTACAAGCATAGTCAATGTTCTTGGTTCGAGACTTTAAATAAACCAAGTGGTGGATCCGGACCATAAACGGTCAACCCCTTACGGTGCAGACCATTTTGTTGACATCAACGAAATGATCAGTACTAAGCATGTGATACGTTTTACTTATTGTCTTCTTTATTGGACGTGGGTTCGAATCCCACTACCTCCACTAAAATTTTTAAGTATGAAAAAGTTATTATTTATTCTGTTATTGGGTGTCACATCATGTGATACCATTTATAAAACTACAGTTACATATACAACTGATAGTTCGGGTAAAAAAGTTAAGACTATAATGAGAGAGTATAGAGAACCATCTAGTAGTAATTATATACAGATGACTCCGTATTATGATCCGTTTAGGTTTAACAACTTTTATTACTACCGTCCTTATAGACCTATATACATACCGTATAATAGACCTAGTTATGGACACCCGCAATCTCCTAAACCAAGAACAAGACATTAATTCACTAATTAAAAAACCCGATTATGTTAAAGCTGATTAAAAATATGTTCAGCGTAAACAGTGTAATTGCTGAAAACGAAGAGTTAAAGAAAAAACTTGATAATAGACAAGAAGCTATCAATAAGACTAACGCATACTGGAAAAAGGTGGTTAGAGATCTTAAGAAGATAAAAGCATAGCTGTATACTATTACATAATTTTGTAATGTATTGGTAATGTGATGATTATGAATTAAGTTTGTACAAATTAGTGCAAATGTTTTATAATCTACCAAATGGTAAGGTGATAGAAATATCTGTAGAACAATATTTAGAGATGAGTGATGAAGAGTTTGAATACCTTTTGTCAATCAACTTTGGAGATGTTATAGAAAATCCATTCTTTGGTTCAGTGCTTGAAAACAAATTCAAACGTAGAGAAAAAGTGGATGATCCAGACGTTCCTCCTGTAGATATTGTAGTTGATAAAGATATTGACTATAAACCTGAAGAAGAATAAGAATTTTACATAACAACTTGTATATATCTGTAAAGGGATGGGGTAACTCATCCCTTTTCTTATTTAAAAACCACATAAAAGCTACTATTATGCTTAAAAAACCAAATCTCGTTAACGAGAACAAAACAATTAGCGTTGAAGCTAACAAGATGTCTGTAGTGTATACAGATACAAACAAGCATTATGTTTATAAGCTTGAAAATCAACCCACACGAGAAATCGTGCTATTTGGGAAAACCTTTAAAGGACAAGATGCTAGTAAAATCAAAGAAGACTTTCTAAGTGAAAAAGAAAGATCTGTTTTGAATGACATTCTTTATTCTAAAGATGTTTACACCCCGGAAGAAATCAAAAAGCTACCAATGATTAGACAATATTATCTAACAGAAGCAGCTAGACGTGCTGAACAAGCACTGTATAACTGGAAAAGAGAGATAGTAAATAGTCAAGTGGATGCTATTTTATTAAAAATGTTTCCAAACTCAAAAACCGTTAAAAGAGTTGTTGAAATGTGCAAAGATAATCAGGTAGGAATGGATGTTACTAGAGTAGATATTCATAACTTGGCAAGCGAAAAAGAAATTGTCACATATTTACAAAACAAAGGAATATTCCCTAAACTATCATGAGCTATCACAACTTAACAAACGAAGAGATTGTTTTCATCTACTTGTTTTCTAAATCTATTAAGGATCAATATGAAAAAGTATTTGAAAAGAAAGTAATATCTCAGAATATACCTACTAAGTTTGGAACTATTGAAGTGGACACTGAAGTACCATCTGAAGTTATATCTGAGATGTTAGACACAAAACACTATATTCTGATGCGGTCACTCTGTAGTAAACTACTACCTCTGTATGAAATCATATTAGATGTTGAACCAGAAATAGTAAACCAAGTTGAAGAAATATTTAAAAAAAAGTAAACCCTTAACCCAATGGAACATTTATTTATAACCAATGGTCATACACAGTTAGTGTTAGTACCAGAAAATGAAATGGATACGTTATTATTAGATAAGATTATGTCAGCAGGTGATATTGAGATAGAATATATCAGACAACCTGTGGGTATATTAGGTAGATCAGTCAAAGGTGGTGTTATTATAAGACCAAAACTTCATAAAACTATTGAAGATATTAAACTTATTGACGATCCTAATAACTACAATAATGATTCAATCTAAATTAAAACTATGTGCTGGATGTGGTGTTAACAAACACATCTGGAAATCACATGGTAAAGAGAAATACTGCAAGGAATGCTGGTATAAACTAGAAAAACCTAAAGCAATAGCTCCTATGTCTCAAAAGATGAAGGAAACTGTTGATGAGTATTCTAAACTACGTACAGCATTTCTTGTAATACATCCTCATTGTGAAGCTAAACTAAAAGACTGTACGATAAAAGCTACAGATGTACACCATAAAGCAGGTCGGGGAGAAAACTACCTTAAAATAAGTACATGGTTAGCTGCTTGTCGTAACTGTCATAGCTGGATAGAACTTAATCCCGAAAAAGCAAAAGAAATGGGATTTTCTGAAAACAGATTAAACTAATTGAATTTGTTAAAACGATTATATAGTTGTATATTTATAGTGTACAATTAAATAATCTTTTATGAAACATGTATTTACAATAGGTGAAATTATTAAAACTAAAGTCGGTAAAAATACATTACTAACTTATCTTGGAGAAGGTACTAGAAATAGACAAAGAAAAGTTAAAGTTAGATGTAGATGTGGTAAAGAATGGGAAACTCAAGTAGGTAATATATTAAATGGTACTACAGTATGCTGTGGTAAATATCCTTGTAGAACTTACAAATATCTTTATGAAGATAAAAGAGATCCTGAAGTAGGTTATAAAGCTCTTTTATATGTATATAAAAAACATGCTAAAGAAAGAAATTTAGAGTTTCATCTTACATATAAAGAGTTTAAATATTTACTGCAACAGAACTGTCATTATTGTAATATACCACCCAAACAAGTATATAAATTGACTAAACCTGGTACTAATGAAGTTAGAACTGGAATTCCTATTACCTACAATGGTATAGATAGAATAGACTCTAATCATCATTATACAACAAAAAATACAGTAACAGCTTGTAAAAGATGTAATACTGGTAAAATGCAGCAAACTTACGATGAGTTTCTTCAATTAATAATTAGTATTTATAATAATTTAAACTTAAAAGACTATGTCGCACCCGTATCATCACAGTATCAGCTCGGCTAAGCAGTTTGGAGGAAAGTGGGAGGACTACATTGACATTCATAATTTTTTTGATGAGACTAAAGCTCATTATCCAGACATGAGACATCGAGCATTGCGTCACCACTCAGAAGGTATCTTCTGGTGTGAACAAATCTTTGGCACTGTAATTACTAATTCTGATGGTAAAAACATACCTGTTAGGTTTATTGGTGAACAGCATGTCAAAGAAGATATAGGTTTTATCCCTACTATCAAACAATACCTAGATCTTATGTCTATCGAAGGATGGATGTATAAACCCGGTGATGGTAGAAAACTACTTAAAGAAATAGCAGAAAAAAAATTAGATTACATAAACTAAAAATTATGACACTACAAAAAAGAACAGAGCTTATAGAATATTTAGATCAACTAGTATTAGAAGGTAAAGAAGTCAAACTTGGATGGGAAGGTGGTGGAGATTCAGGATGGTGCTGGTTTGAAGTGGATGGTGAAAAGATAGGAGGCTATGGAGGTGAAGATAAAAAGATAGATGCATTAGTTGATTATATGAATGACTATCTAGATTATGGTTCATGGGCTGGTGAGTTCTCAGCTAATGGTGAAGCGGTATATGATATTAAAAGTAAATCTTTTACCGGCACAGGTCATTATGGTGAAGACAATACTGTAGAATATGATTGTGATATACAAATACATATTCCTAAATCATTATGGTTTGACCAGTTTGAAATTGCTATTGAAGCTGAAGAGTGTAATGTAAACTCTACGTTTCATATGATAAATGGGTTTACAACACCTGAGCATACAAAGTTTACTCTTGAATTTGATGACTTATTTCAAAATCAGTTAGATAAAGTTACTACTAATTTTCACAATGACCCTACTCAAAATGAATTTGTTGATATATGGCATAACTATGATTTAATGCGTAGTGATTTTGAAAATGATGGTGATGATCTTATCTATCAGATAAATAGTATTCCAATAGGAACAAGAAATAATGAAGAAAAAGAAATATACTTAGAATTATTAAAATTAAATGTTACAGAAGATGCAGAATAATTATGATCAATACAAGTATACAGTTAATAATACAACTGATTTTTCTCTTACTGATGCTTTACGTTTATGGAAAACAAAGTATTCAGATATTAAAGACTTTGATAAAGAAGTAATTACACATCCAGGATTAAATGATTTTGCAGAGTTTGTACATGAAATGTGGGATGATATAGTACCATTCACTGTACAAGATGCTTTAGCTATGAAAAATCAAGAAGTTAGACGTTGTTACTTTCATTGTATCGGTGTAGAAAAACTGTTTAAGGAAATGCAACCAAAACTTTTAGATAAACAGGTGGTTAAAAAGAAACGTATGAGATGGGATGATAAAAATGATCCATATGAATACAACTTTGAAGATGTTTATGAGCTATATCAAATAGATGGTAATAAACTCTTTCAGAAAACTGAATGGGGTGCTGAACCTGCACCTGTTTATGCTGTAAGATGCTGGTGTACCACTACAAACAGAGAGTACTGGATTTATGTTACTGATGAAGCAGCGGTTAATAAAAATTCTTCTAGTTGGTCTGAAAGAGATAAAGAAGATGAACCAGATGCTATACGTGCTATAGCTTGGACTATTCGTCTTGACATAGAAAACCCTGAAAGGATCTATAGACAAGGTGATATTATTGTAGCTAAAACAATAGGAGACTCTGAAAAAATCGTACCTTTATATCATCTTAGTAAAGACCAGTATTTATCATTAATGTACTCAGAAACTTAATCAAATGAAAAATAAACTAAGAGAGATTTTAATCGATGAAATTATAGAACTTGCTGGTGATGAATATGAATCAAATGATGACTATATTGAACTAGCTAAAAAATCTGTAGATGATTTAGTTTTACAAATAATCAACATAGCGCATTATTATAAAAATGATAGAATAGAAGAAGAATCTATACAAGTAGATCATTGTTACTACTTGAATGAAGACGGTAAAAAAGTTTATGATGTAGAAGAAATGACTACGGAATTTAATGAAAAATTAAGTAAATTAGATAAAAACTAACATTATGCAAAAAGCAAAACGTATTGTCCTTGGAGAAGGAGAAATTGTAGGTCACAAACACATTCTAGAGTCTAGTAAAGACATTGATTATGTTGAAACTGATAATAAAATTAGTTTTATGTTAAACTCTATGGGTATTCTTACTCACGATGAGCATGATAGAATGGTATTTGAACCGGGTAGATATGCTTCATACAATCAGGTGGAATATAACCCGTTTGATAAAACAATTCAAAGAGTTTTTGATTAATGGTTAACAAGAGAGAACAGATACAAAAAGAAGCTTTGGATGTTGCGATTAAGCACAAAAGATGTTCGCTTGGGATTTCAATGGGGGTTGGTAAAACCCTCATTGGTCTCAACTATATTCACTATTTACAGGTGACTATAAAAGAAGATCTTAAAGTGTTAGTTGTAGCACCAAAGCTTTCTATATTTGATACCTGGAAGTCTGATGCTGAAAAGTTCAATATTGATATAGAAGATATAGAGTTTACTACATATCTGTCTATTAATAAAAAGAACCCACGCATCTATGATTTAGTTGTTCTTGACGAATGTCATAATCTATTAGACACACATGATCCTTTCCTATCTAAATATAGCGGTAGGGTGCTAGGTTTAACCGGTACTCCACCACGATATAATCATAGTGAGAAAGGTAGAATGGTGATGAAATATTGTCCGGTGCTTTACAAGTATATTACTGATGATGCTATAGATGATGCTATTCTAAACGATTATAGAATACTAATACATCATCTACCATTAAATAGTAATAAGACACATAAGATGGAAACCAAAGGTAAAACTTGGTATACATCTGAGCGTGATAGTTATAACTACTGGTCTAGAAGAGTAACTGAAGCAACCACTCCTAAATCTAAACAAATATCTAGCGTTCTTAGAATGAAGGTTATGATGGAGTTTAAGAGTAAAGAAGAATATGCTAAAAAGTTATTGAAGACAATAAATAATAAGTGTATAGTGTTTGCTAATACCATAGCTCAAGCTAGAAGATTGTGTGAGTTTACATATGATTCTGAAAACCCTGATAGTGAATCTAACCTACACCAGTTTAGTCATGGTGAAATAGAAGAACTAGCTTGTGTTCTACAACTTAGCGAGGGTATAAACATACCTAATCTTAAAGAAGGTGTAATACTACACGCTTATGGTAATGAAAGAAAGTCTTCACAAAGAATTGGTAGGCTTTTAAGATTAAATCCTAATGATAAATCTACAGTGCATATACTATGCTTTGATAAAACAGTAGATGAGAAATGGATTAATCAAGCTCTTCAGGACTTTGATCAAACAAAGATTACTCATATTAAAGAAAACGAAAGCGTATTAAACTTTTAGAAATGAAAGCAATAAAAATCGATGTTATAAAAAAGAACGTCTATGAAATAGATGTAACTAAGGGTAATGAAGACATGTATAAACACTTAAATTGTGATTTATTTACACTTCCTATAATACTTGATAATGAAGATGGTCTATATGTAGACGATGAAGCATTATTAAGAGAACCTGAAGATCAACATGGTGCATTTATGTTTGCTCATTACCCTTCACAATATCTTTTTGGACATGGTCTAATAATAGGTTGTGATAATAAAGGTGAACAAACTGATGCTCTATCTGATCTTGAAACTATAAAATCTAAAGTAGAATTTTTAGATAATGATAAGATAGAAGAAATACAAAATAATCTATTAACTAGAGGATTTTACATTTATGAAAAATAGATATACAGGTCTTTTAAGAAAGAATGGTGTAAGTCTTGACTATGTAAACATACAAGATAAAACCACCTATGGATATTTTACAGAATCAATACCAGATGGATCTTTAATAGAAGTGTATATGGAGTTACAATCTGATGATGGTACTCTTGCACAACTAGCAAAGGTTCATGCTATGATTAGAGAACTAGCAACTTTTATCGGAGAGACTTTTGAAGATATGAAACTGCTCGTTAAAAAACGTGCAGGTTTATGTATAGAAAAAGAATTAGAAGGTTCTAGGTTCTTATATTGTAAGAGTCTAGGTAAATGTAATAAACAAGAATTAGCATTGTGTATTGAAGCAATGAAACAAATAGGAGAAGCTATAGACTATTCTATAAGCTAGTGTCTTTCACTGTTGTATCTTCAACAACGGGTTCAGTAGGAATATCAACTTCTCTTGTACATTTTTGTTCTTTTGCTCTTTCTTCCACTTCAGCACATAATATAAGCATTGTTTCCATTGATGCTTCCCAATCATCAAAATCTTCATCAGGAACTGAATTGTTCAACTTTGCAATCAAAGCAGTGAGTTCTTCTGCTTCCCTGTATGATGATAGATGGATCATTGCATTCTGTACTGATTTATAGAAACTACCACTAAATTCTATTTTTATAATAGCTTTATGGTCAATCACTTCAATTTTATTACTATCCATAATTAATAATTTGTAACAAAAATAATAAAAAATGGTTACAGTAGATGAACTTTTAATACAAAATACAAAAGAAAAATTAATAGATAAGCTAAAACCTTCTGGTTGGGCTGATATACTCAGAGTGTTTCTTAATAGTCAAGATTTTACATCTATACTAGAAAAGCTACAACAAGAAGTATTTGAAGAAAAACGGTTCACTCCGGGGTTAAAGAACGTATTTAGAGCATTTCAAGAGTGTCCTTGGGATAAAACTGAGGTGGTTATAATAGGTCAAGATCCTTATTTCACAATAGGTGTTGCTGATGGTATAGCATTTTCATGCGGGGAAACCAGAAAAACACAACCTAGTCTTAAGTATATGCTCAGAGGTATAGAGAAATCTGTACCGTTTGAGTACCGTAGTTCAACTGACGATCCAGATCTAACCAGATGGTCAAATCAGGGTGTACTACTCCTTAATTCAGCTCTAACCACTCAAATAGGTAAACCAGCTACTCACTATGAGATCTGGAATGATTTCTTATTGAATGTACTAGATCAAATCTGCAGTAAGAAAGAAAATGTAGTGTTTGTTCTACTTGGTAAACAAGCTGAATCTTTTAGAATATTTATACATAATCATCATGATGTGATAATAGCGTCTCATCCAGCATCTGCAGCTTATAAAAAAGATAATGACTGGGATGGTGCATGGGTGTTTAATAAAATAAACGAATATCTTATAGCAAATAAAAAGAATCCAATAGTTTGGTAAAAAGAAAGAGGGTACCTGTAAGGGGTACCCTTTTTTCCTAGTTGTCCATAGGTAGGCATAATATGGTGTTATGGACTAGTGAAGAATGATTCTCACTAGGAATTCTACTTAACTTTTTTAGCCTTGACCCCTGTACTTGGAGACTTGCTTATCTTTTGGACCTTTACGCTTTTGGGCTTTACCTTTTCTTCTTTTACCAAAGGAGACTTTTCTTAATTCTGAACCTGCTTTTGCCATATGATACTTTTAAGGAATTCTATAAATTTTTTCATTACTTGTTAGGTTATTATTGTTACTGTATTATTAGCTTATAAATAAGTTATATCTGCATCTAAACACAAGGATTTTCGTAAACATCTAATATCCTATTAGCTATTGCTAATGCTTCTTCTTCTGTAAGAGCTGGTGTACCAGTTTCTGTAGCTACAACAGCTGTAATTATTGTATTATTTTGAGGACCAAGTCCTTGTACACAATGATCATCATATTCTCCTGTATTATCATAAAGTTGTGTAGCTTCTGATACATCTCCATAAACTAGAATAATATGGTTTATGCTAGGATCTTCGTCATCATTATCATAATTTGTTTTAATAAATGCTGTCCATCCAGGATGAGCTGTTTGAATATATGCAGCATCTATACCACCACCATCTGTTCCTATATCACCTGTAATACTAAACTCTGTAACATTCACACATGTAGCTGCTGTAATGAACATTCCAGGATACATATTAGTGAAATATGTACTTCCAGAACCAAAATACGAGCTACCGTTTACAATAGTTCCATCCATTGGAGGATTTGTGTAACTACAATTAGAATCATTATCATCTTGTGTATGTGTATATGGAATACTTAAATTATAATCAACATTGTCTTCTGCAATATCAACATATAGTTGTGTAAGATTGGTATTATATAGGTTACCACTATCATACATATCATCGCATCCATTAATAATAAGAGTAAAAGGTCCTAATAAACTATTATTTGGTTCATCAGTAAAATAAACTATACGAGGAACAAGAATTGTTGCTTGTTCATAGCAAGTATTCATCCTAGAAAGAAATAATGGTAAATCGAATGTACTACTACATTTACAACATGCATTTATAGAAACTTCATACCATTTAGCTCTTCCCTCTTTAGAAGGAAAAGAACCTTGAGTAACAATCATACTTCCGGGTATAATATCCCCGTATTCAGTATATTTTATAAAAGCTCTAAGATTACTAGAGTAAACTGTATTAGAAATAGAATAATAAAGTTTCATAGGAACTTCTTCCCATACACCATTAGCTGTCTCTGTTGGATAACTCTCAGTGACAACAAGACTACCTGGTATAAGCTTTCCCTTTTTTGTATATTTTACGAAAGCATATTTTTTAAGCATTTGCTATAAATTTAGCTTGTTCAGCTTCCACCTTAGCTTTTGACTTATCTAAAATCTCTTGTACTTTTTCAGATACTGGTTTAGAAGCTGGAAGATTAGAAAATAGTGGAGTGGTTGACATAATATTTAAGTTTTAAAAGTTAATCCCACCAAAGGGTAACATTAGAGTTACCTAATGCAAATTCAAAATCATAAGATATAAGAGATGTAGCTAAATCTCCTGTAGGTACTGATCCATATGCTTCTAATACAAGAGCATAGTTAATTTCTCCTGTAACGGGGTCTGCTGGTCCATAACTATACAACATCATTTTAACACCATATAAAGTAATATATTCTCCAGCATCTGTATCCCACATTAGAGCACCATCTGCTAAAGGAGTGGTTGTAATATTTATAGTGGGATCATATATACTACCATCTTCATTAGCTGCCACCATACCTGTTATTTTACCAGGAAATAAAATAGGACCACCATATAATTCATCAGTGGGTATAATTTTAATTGTACCAAGATATTCATTAATTACAGAACTTCCACTATACTCAAGTACTCCTCTCACTTTATAACTATTTAAAGTGACAGCTGGAATAAACCCACCTTGACTACTAGGATATTGATATATAGGACCTGCATTAAATAATGTAGATTGTGGATAGGATATAAAAGGATATGGTATGTTATGTATTTCTTGATCAGCTTTATCAGTTTCTACATCATCTATCAATCTATTAAGATGACCAAATCTTGCAAACTCAGCGTCACCTTTTATTTTACCTAATGATTTATCAGGACTTGACGGTTTAAACTTTCTTATTGCCATTATTATAAGTTTTTAATGTTTTTTTAATCTGCTATAACGTCAAATGTTAATGTTCCTGTAGGACACAATACTGTTTTTTGTTCACCACTCATTACTAATTCAATAATGTTTCCACTAGGATTAGAAAATGTTCCTAATACATTAAATGTATCATTTAATATATCAATTAATGATCCAATAGTGCTAGAATTACTTGTTGTAAACAAATAATGTATTCTTGTACCATTACAGAACAGTCTTACTGTTACAAAATTAATTGTTGAAGTGGGTACAGTGTATGTTAGTGTTATAAGATCACAACATAGGTCTGCTGGAACTTCATTCCATGTAGATGGTCCTTGAGGATATGCACCCCCAGTTAGGATCAAACTACCAGGTACAATTTTGCCTTGCTTACTGTACCTTACAAATGCTCTTTTTTTCATTTTTATATATTTAAATTATAAAGATTTTAACATTGCTATCATTTTAGGATGAGGATATATATCAATCTTATCAGTTCTAACTGAATTATGTGTATACACGCCTTTTTCTCCTTTCAACGCTCTAGGACATATATCCCAGATATCCTCATGATAAGTTAAAGGAATACCATACTTATCTTTCCAAAGAAGTAAAAGATCTTTTACAGATTGAATTTGTAAATCTGTATAATTATGGAAATATTTATGTCCTTTATAGAACTTATCAAGTGTACAAACATCTTCCTTAGCCACTTCTCTATTTACATAATTAATAAACTTACCATCTTTTTCAGTAAGCTGACCCCAATTACATATTTCAATACCTATAGATATTCTATCTAAAGACTGATATGGTATACTATGTCTTTGAAAAGTAGTTTCTTTAAGTCCTAAATGGTATGCCCAGAATTTAGAACTATATCCTTGATTTATCTCACCATCAATAACGTTTGGTCCTTTACCAGATATTACTACGCAAGTAGCAACTCGTTCAGCATTTGATTCCCATCCCCTAAAAGTTTGTTCACCAGATGCATTACCAGCTGTGTGATGAAGATATATCTGTGATTTTGGATGAACTTCAGCAAAATACTGACTTTCATTAAATTTTACTTGTTTAATGTTCATTATGCTTCAGATTTTACATCTCCATCGCTGAAGAAATTAGAAATAAACTTACCTGCTACAGCAGCAATCATTATAATTGTACCTGCTAAAGGATGACCATTCATTATTACAATAGAAGCACCAAATGTACCAGATGCTGCTAGTGAATCACCAAAAACCCTAATCCTCTTAGGAGTGGGTTTAAAATAAGATTTTAATCCAAAGTCCATGTTATTTAAGTTTTAGTTTCCAATAAGATGATATACCAAACTGAATATTATTAGAACCATAACCAACAGAAACCCCAGTAATCCTGTCTTGTTTATCTTTATATAACCCTCCTACATGAAGACCATCTATAAAATTTATTCTATCTCCATACAAACTAACACCAATATACACTTGTCTTTTTGGTGGAGCTTGTTTTACTATTGTAATACTCTTTTCAGGAACTAAGATATCATATTCAAAACCACTAGAAATCAGTTTGTTCTGTCTAATTGTATCTATAACTGTTGCATTACCGTATGTACCCAAAGAAAACTCACTTCTAAATACATTAGTAGCAAAATGCTTATTACCTATATTTAAGTACTGATCTAATAATACTGGATACGATGTATCTGGTTTATAAACTATACTATCTAACCAAATAGTATCTTTTTTTGTCTTTATAAATATAGGTTTACTTCTAACGGTATCTCTAACTTCTACATATTGAAGCACTGTATCTATTTTTGGAGCAGGAACAACCTGTGAAGAACTGTCACACTTTTGTAATAGTATAATTAAAATAAGAACTGCTATTACTAAACTAGAAATATTAGATTTTATTAACTTATATAACATTTTTAGCTTTTTTTAGATGAACCGATGGTTTTTTTTTATCTTTATTATCTATTAAAGCTAATTCTTTATTGAAGAACAAAGAATCTCCATTATCGTCTTTTTTAGGACCACCATCTAAAATAAAAAGGGTCGTTTGTTTATTAAACAACTCCCTTTCAATATTATCTATTCTAGTCTTATCTATATTAGATTGAGCTAAAAGTGCTTTGACATCTGTTTTAAGTTCCGTAACATCTCTCCAGATGAGGGCTGCAAGAACTGTTACTAGAGATGGAAATAACCATGTTTTTATTTTACTACTTAGTTCTTCAGACCTGATATTCATAGACATAAAGTGTTTATCTTGTTAATGATTTAACGATAATTTCACCGCATAAGTATATGATAATCAGCATGTTATACATACTAAAACAATTATTGTTAACTATTTGTTTATAAGTTATTTTTATCATACATTTGCGTATAAGTAAACTTAAGTAGTATACACTACAATATAATATACAAAATTTTATCCAAACCCGATTATAAACCGTATAAACTTTAAAGATTTATGCTTACAAAAAAAGAGTACAAGAACCAGCTAGCTAGTAAAATGATTGATAGTTTTGTGAAAGATTTTCGTGAAAAAACTGGATTCAAAGCTACAGTGATGATGGATCATCTAATGATTAAAAATGAAAAGGAAACAACTACAGGAATTTTCTCTCTACCTATGCTAGAAGAAGCATTTTTAAAAGCTTACCCTTTACCCCTACCAATTAATCCGCTAAGACTAAAATCTAGAAAACTTGAGTATGTGGAAGCAAGATGTGTATTTTGCTACATAGCAAAAGAAGATATGCGTTTTACACTTTCAGGAATAGGAAAGTTCTTAAATAAAGATCATACATCCATTATTCATATGAATAAAAGAGCAAGTGATCTTTTAGAAACAGAAGACAGATTTTATAATTTATATAAGGAAACTAAGGATAATCTAAATAATACATATGATAAAACTGTTGCAGAATATAGCGAATAATGGTATAAGTCCTAATGGGCTTTATTTATTATTATGTATAAATAATGATATTGACCCAAAATGTATTAATGTATCTTCAGAAACTAGAATTCTTGAAATAGATGGATTTTTGAAGAATAAAAAAGTAACAGATAAAGGTAAAGACATTATTAAAACACTCATCGGTAAGTATGAATTTATTGAAAACAAAGTGATTAAGAAAAAACTTGGAATGACTCCAGAAGATCTTAAGAAGGTTGCTGAATATAGAGAAATATTTCCTAAAGGAATACTTCCTTCAAACTCTCCATCTAGAGTTCCAATAAAAGAACTAGAAAAGAAATTTACATGGTTTTTTAATAATTATAACTTTGACTGGGATATTGTTATTAGAGCAACCAAAAAATACGTAAATGAGTATGAAGTAAATGGTTATTTATATATGAAAACATCTGGATATTTTGTAAGCAAACTAGAAAAAAATGGTCTTGTGTCAGTATTAGCTTCATATTGTGATATGATAGTTGACGGTACTAACGAAGATCAACAAACTAAATATTTATCACATAATACACTATAAAGTTCAAATCTATGAAAAATCGAAACACCATTTACAGCACTCTTATTGTTATCCTATTCTTTGTAATTATTACAATAGTAAGTATATTCCTTGCTGGTTGTTCAACACCTTATGTAGGAACCAGATACAAGAAATGTCCTACTAATGATAAAACATTTTTTTATAAAAGAATGGGAGTAAAACCAACTAAACAATTTTTAAAGTATGGAAGATGATAAAAATAATATTGTTTATTTTAACCTATGAGATAATAAGATCTATTGTAATTAAACTATTTTATAAAATTATAAACTAAATGATAGTACAAACAATACATGAAATATTAAATCCTTTTGATGTATTAACACCATTAGGAGATGGGGTAGCAATATTTATGATTGCGGGATCTATACATTCCAATCCCCAATTTATAGTAAAATTATACAATACTGGTAAACTTAGAACAGTTGATCAGAATGACATTGAAGTTTATGGAAATCCAACAACAGGTGAACCTTTAATACCAAAAAAATGAATTTAGACGTAGAACTAGAACATTTAAGATTACAATACTCAGAAAATCATCTTAAAAAAATAGAAGAAGTACTTGATACAGTAAATCAACTGATTGCAGAAATAAACGAATTACAAGAAAAACTTAATAAACTAGAAGCTGTATGACATTTACAATAATAGGACTAAGCATTGTCGTAGCTTTTGGATTATACGGATTATATACAATAGAAAAAAGATTTAAAAAGTAATATATGGCAGATATAACAATGTGTTCAGGTAAAGATTGTCCTCTTAAAGAAACATGCTATAGATATAAAGCTAAACCGGATGATTATCAATCGTACTTTATGGAGCCTCCATATAAAGATGATAAATGTACACACTATTGGGAAATAGAAGTATTAAAAGATAAAAAAAAATAAAAAAATTAGCTATGAAATTATTATTATCCTTATTGTTATTATTATCTCTTAATTTAAAAGCCCAATATGGACCTAAAGAATATAGGTTACATCATTTTAGTGCTGGATATATTACGGGTACGGTTACTCAATTTTACTTTAAGAAACCATTCATATACCCAGTATTGATTTCAACAGGATTAGGTATGTTAAAGGAAACCTATGACGTTACAAAAGGTGCTAAGTTTTCTGTTGATGATGTTTTATTTACTACCATTGGGTGTGTCATAGGGTCTTTTATAACCTCTAATACGAGAGAATTGTTTGTGCGTAAAAAGAAAAAGCAAATAGTTAAAATATAAAAAATAAATATGCCCGGTATACTAAAAATACTTCCTTCTAAATATTGGAATGGCGATGTTATAATTATAGGTAATAGAGAAGGTTTAGAAAGTTTACAAACACTTGTAAATAAAGCAGTAGAAAAAAAGACAGGTTCAGAGTTATTTACTGAAACTGATGGTAATCAATACTTTGTATATTTAAAAGAATTAAATGTAGATATGCAAGAAGAAGAATGGCAAAAGTTACCCATGCAGTATGACGATGATGATGTAAAACTAACTAATGAAGAAGAGATGCAATTACACAAATTCTTAAATGATTAATAAAGGAATACATAGAACATTATTATCACTTATAATCACTGCTGTAATATGGATTGTTGTTGATAATTTTATCATAAATATACCTATTTGGAAGTACTTTTTGTTGGAATATATTTTCATATTCTCAATGAAAATTCTTATCTTTATGGTTAACTTTTTTCAATTAAACAATACAGAATATGGTGAAAAGGATACATATAAGTGAGGCTTATGAAAAAGCTATTGACTATATAAAGAAAAGAAAAACAGGAGAAGAAAAAAGTATAAAAACTCCCTGGGATAAGATGAACCAAGCTACTTTTAACGGACTAGAATGGAACACCATTGTAGTTATTGGTGGTAGACCGGGTTCAGGTAAAACTCTACTAGCTAATATGCTAACTAGAGAAGCACATAAATTAAATCCAGATCAAGACTTTATCATATTAGACTTTCAATTTGAGATGTTAGCTAAACACACTGCTCTGCGAGAGTTTGCTGGTAAAATAGGAATTCAAGCTAAGAAACTAGCAAGTGTGTTTGATGAAATATCTGATGCTGAACTGCAAGCTGTAATGCAATATGTTGAGAAGAATAAGCATAAAGATATATACATTATAGAACAAGCTAGTTCAGTAAAACAAATAAGAGCTGAAATAGAACAAGCATTATTAGACTTCAAGAAACCTTTAATTGTAACTATTGACCACTCTATTTTAGTTAAAAAGGATGCTTCAGAAAAGGATACGTTTGAAACTCTACATAATCTATCAAAGATGATGACTGAGATGAAACGTTTCAAAATCCTTTTTATTGTTATTACCCAGCTTAATAGAGAATGTGAAAGTCAAGATAGATTAAAACCAGGAACGTTTGGTAACTATCTATTAGACTCTGACATATATGGTGGTGACGCGTTATTACAACATGCTGACTTGGTTATTGGTATTAACAATCCATCAAAGCATTCACTCACACAATATGGTCCACAGAAGTATATAATATCAGATCCAAATATTGTTGTTTTACACTATCTAAAGAATAGACATGGTGAAAGAAATAATATGCAGTTTATGTATGGTGATTTTAAATACTTACTTTTAAAAGATATGGAAGCTCCACCAACAATAAAACAATAAACATGATTTCAACAGCAAATCTACAAACAGAACAAAAAATGGAAAGAAAGACCTCTATTGCGATTCTATTTGAACGCAACAAAGAAACATTTAAGAAACTGGGTGTTACAAATCCTTATTTTACTATCAAAATGCCCTTCCTTAAGTCGGGTCTTAGAGAACATGTAATAGGATTTTTTCCTTCAGAGCTTAGTAAAGAAGATGATGTTTACATAGAGTTAACTAATAGGGATAATATTCCTGTTAATGAAACCGCAACGCTATATAAATTAACATTTAATCCTCATTACAAGACTGAATATGAAGAAGATATAGATCCGGTAAAAGGACCTTCATCTCTTAGATATCTTGTACCAGTAGCTAAATTAGAACTAATAGATGTATGGACTACACCTATTGTTAATCAAGAATTTGAACTTCCTCAGAGAGAAGAAGAAGAAACAAATGAATATAAAGACTGTCATATTTCTGAACTGACAGCACGGGATCAAGTGTGTATTAAACTCAGAATACCTGAGAGTAACAAAGAATGGATAAACGATTTAATTAAAAAATCAACTAAACTAAGTAAGTAATGGCACAAAGTATTTTAGTGGTTGCTGAATCAGGTTGTGGTAAATCTACAGCTATTGAGACTTTAAACCCAGCAGAAACATTCATTATTAACGTAGCAAATAAACCGCTACCGTTTAAAGGATGGAAAAAAAAGTATATTCCTTTTGACTTATCAACTAAAAAAGGTAATATTGCAAACGTTTCAAAACCAAGTGATATTGAAGCAGTATTGAAAGTTATTAATAATGAAAGAAAAGATGTTAAGAGTGTTGTTATTGATGATTTTCAGTATATGTCAGCTTTTGAGTATTTCAATAGAGCTTCAGAAAAAGGTTTTGATAAGTTTACTCAAATGGGTGCAGCTTTAACACATATCGCTAAACTACCGATTCTAATGCGTGATGATTTGATGGTATTCTATCTAACTCATGCAGAAGAAGCAGTAGACCTAGAGGGTAAAAGAAAGGTGAAAGCTAAAACTATTGGTAAACTAGTAGATGATAAACTAACATTAGAAGGTTTATACTCTATAGTTTTGTTTGGTAAAGTCAAGAAAAACAAAGATGGTGATCTTAGATATATATTTGAAACACAGAATAATAGCGAGAACACCTGTAAGAGTCCTAGAGAGATGTTTTCTAGCTTTGAAATAGCAAACGACTTACAGTTTGTAAGAGACTCAATAATCGCATACGAAAATTAATTACTAATTATTAAATAAGAACAGTTATGTTAAGTACAAAAGATCTACAAGTATCATCAGGTAAAACTCCAAAGACACTAAAACCAGGAAATGCAACAGCAAAAGTCACAGGTATCTATCTTCAACAACAGAAGTCTAAACCGGAAAACTATTTTCTAATCATGAATTTAGAAGGTGAAGATATGGGTGGAGAGTTTGAAGGATTTTTATATGATTCAGAAAGACCTGAGCTAGGTAGAGCAAAGGGTCAAGTAGCAAGAGTTAAGTATTCTCAGTTTTCTTATAGGGATATGGTAAGCAAAGCAGGTCAAGCTATTTCTAGGGATACACAAATCCTAAGAGATATTGTTAGTCTCGCTACAGCTTTAGGTGTACGTGAAAAATTGGATGATATTCAAGAAGAAACTATAGAAAAGTTTGTAATTCAAGCATCTAAGATTCTTAATAATGGTACATTCCTTTACTGGTGTCTTGGTGGTGCTCAATATATGAAAGACAACGGTAATAAAGATTATGCTCTTAATCTACCTAAATATGAAAGAGGTATAACTACAACTAGTTATGCTAACCTTAGCAATAAAAATGCTGTAACACCTTTTAATACTGATAAACATATTCAAGATGACACTGTTAAATCTGATGCTCCTGTAGCTGGTTGGGATACTTCTGCACCTAAAACAGAAGCAAATACTCCTGGATCATGGACACCATCAGGATTTGAAATGTAATATTTTAGAACTATAAAACAAGGGGGTGGTAGAAATGTCATCCCCTATTTTTTTCTATGATTTCTACTAAATATCTTTTACAAACATGCAAAGATGTACCAGACACATGGATGTTTGAATATTACTGCAAGCTTGCAGAAAAACTTATAGGACAAGATGTAAAGATTAATTCGGTATTTAATACTAAAGATAAGACTCCAAGCATGTGTATATTCTTCTTTGAGAAGACGGGTAAATATGTGTTTAAGGATTTTTCTACTGGTAAAGGTGGTTCTGCAATCAAAATGGTCCAAGAATTATTTAACGAATCATTTGGTGTAGCTTGTGCTAGAGTGCTACAAGATTATAATAAGTACATTCTACTTAATAATGGTACACAACACAAAATAACTGAGTTTAAAGTGCAGTCACGATTTAAAGTGACTACTAACGTCAAACGTCAGTGGACAACAAGAGACAAGAGATTCTGGGAACAGTTTAATATTGGTTCTAAACTTCTTCATGAGTTTAATGTATATCCCTTAGAGAGTTATACAATGACTAAAGAGGAGCAGGGAGAACTAAAAAGTCTTGAGATTAATGGTCTTATGCTTTATGGTTATTATAGAAACGATGGAACTTTATATAAGATCTATCAACCAAATGTAAAAGAGCATAAGTTTATAAAAGTTAAAGACTATCTTCAGGGTAATGAGCAGCTAAACGATGAGTCTAGTTGTTTATTGATATGTTCTAGTCTTAAAGATGCTATGACTATAAAATCCCTAGGAGTAGTTTGTAACTTTATTGTCCCAGATTCAGAAAATACAGTCATCAAAGCTGAGATTATAGAAACTTTAAAAGAAAGGTATAGATTTATATTTACATTGTTTGACAATGACGAAGCAGGTATTAATGCTATGAAGAAGTATAAAGAAGTGTACGGTTTAGACTATGTATACTTTGATTTAGAAAAAGATGTAGCAGATGCTGTTAAAGTTCATGGTGTTGATAAGGTGAAAGAAAAACTTGTACCTTTGATAAACAAAAAGTTTATATAATGGGAAAAGCTATACGTCCAAAAAAACCAAAGGTAGCACGTACTAGAAATGCTGGAACAATGACTGAGTCTGCGTTCTGGTCGTTTATTAGAAGTGCTCTTAGACAGAAATCTAGATGGTGGAAACCAATTACACAGTGCAAACTTGCTGCTAAAAGAGCATATAAAGGTCCTTTTAAAAGACAAAAGTTTGAATATCAATGTAATAAATGTAAGAACTGGTTTCCTGATAAAAAGATCAATGTTGATCATATACATCCAGCAGGTAGCCTTAATTGTGCTAATGATCTTCCAGGGTTTGTTGAAAGACTGTTTGTAGAAGCTGAAGGGCTACAGGTACTGTGTTCAAATTGTCATGACAAAAAAACAGCAAA